GATATAAGTTTGACTTACCACAAGATAAACAAGTGGATGAAGTATCATTAAAAGAATTTTCCAGCCAGGCGCATAAGTTAGGATTACTTCCTAGCCAGGCTCAAGGTATGGTTAAATTTTATAATGAAATAACAGCTAAATCTTTACAAGATGCTGACAACAAAGCTCTTGCTGCTAGAGAAACTAGCACTAAAGAACTTAAACAAGAGTGGGGTCAAGCATTCGATCAAAAGGTTTCACAAGCAGCAACATTAGCAAAATCAGTTGGTGCTACAGAACTTTTAGATACTAATTTAGCAGACGGAACCAAACTGGGAGATCATCCAGTTATGATTAAAGCATTTGCAGAATTAGCAAATAAAATGGGGGAAGATAGTATAGTTCAAGCATCTGGACCAACTTATCTGACACCAAACCAAATAGAAAAACAAATTGGAGAACTGACGCAGACGGATTCGGCTTATTGGGATAAAAACCATACAAATCATGAAGCAGCAGTTCAAGAAGTTTTAGCTTTACGAGAAAAGAAAAATCAAGTATAGCTGAAAATGATTAGGAAAATCGAAAGACCCTAGTTGACACTATGAAAGTATAGGATCCAGGAGATCTAAAATCGAGGAGCGACCCGTAAGGATAATCATCCGATTTAATATAAACATAAACAGACGGAGGAACTTATTATGAGTTCACAAATAACTACTTCTTTCGTTGAGCAGTATAGTTCAAATATATCTATGCTTTCTCAACAAATGGGAAGTAAATTAAGATCTTCTGTTGATGTGGAAAAAGTTACTGGGAAAAACGCATTCTTCGATCAAGTCGGAGTTACAGCTGCTCAATTAAGAACGAGCAGACATGGCGATACACCTCAGATCGACACTCCACATAGTAGAAGACGATTGAGCTTAGCTGACTATGAATGGGCTGATCTTGTTGACGATGTTGACAAGGTTAGAATGCTTGTAGATCCAACTAGCTCATACGCAAGAGCGGCAGCGGCAGCTATGAACAGAGCAATGGATGATGTTATTATAACAGCGTTCAACGCATCTGCGAATACTGGTGTTGCTGGTGGTACATCTACGGCTTTACCTTCTGGACAAAAAACAGCTACATCAGATCAAAGTGATGGTTTGACGATTGCTAAACTTTTGGCTGCGAAGAAAATCCTAGATAATAACGATGTTGACCCTTCATTGAAGAGATACATTGTTTGCGGACCAGTACAGATCCAAGATCTATTAGGAACAACTCAAGTTACAAGTTCGGATTACAATGTAGTTCGTGCTTTGGCAACTGGAGCTATTAATTCCTACTTAGGTTTTGAGTTCATAATGTCAACAAGGCTAAACAAGGATGCAACTTATACAACTGACAGATTAGTTTTTGCATATACTGAAGATGCTATTAAATTAGGTATCGGAAAAGATATATCTGCGAAAATTTCTGAAAGAGCTGACAAGTCTTACTCAACTCAAGTGTACTACTCAATGGCACTTGGAGCAGTAAGAATGGAAGAAGAAAAAGTTGTTCAAATTCCTTGTCATGAAGCATAATTAATAAAATAGGAGAAAATCACAATGGGAACTAAAAACTCAGACTTAGTAGCAAATTTTGAAGCTACGCCACCAGTTCTTACAGATAGCAGCCTGTTACACGGAGTAGTTCGTGTAGCTCAAGGTACTATAGTTGTAGCAGCTGGCGATAGTGATGATGACGATATTGTTATGCTTGCACCTATACCAAGTAATGCAACTATTCCACAAATTTGGATCGGTTCAGATACACTTGGGGGTTCATGTACTTTCAATGTTGGGATTTATCAATCTAGCGGAACAGTAGTAGACGAAGATTACTTCGCAACTGCGGTAGCTGATGCTGGTGCAATGGCAGATGTAAGATTTGAAGCTGCTAACATCAATACAGCTGGTTCAGCACTATGGGAAATGGCTGGAGCGTCATCTGATCCTGGAGGTTTTTACTACATAGCAGCTACTATGGCTGCTGCGGGTGGAACTGAAGGCGATATGTCGTTCAACATTCAATATGTTTGCAACTAGATAAATAAAATTTTAGGCGGGGAAAGCGAGAGTGGAACCCGCCTAGGATGCTTTAAAAAAAAATTAATTTTTAGGAGACTAGATGGCTAGTGTAGTTCAAATATGTAATTCAGCATTAAATCAATTAGGAGCAAGTTCTATTACAGCTCTTACTGAAAATTCAAAAAATGCTAGAATATGCAACGAAAGATATGAAACAATTAGAGATGCGGTTTATAGATCTCATCCTTGGAACTGTTTAGTCAAAAGAGTTCAATTAGCGCAAGACAGCGATACTCCAGCTTGGGGTTTTAGTTATCAATATACCCTACCATCAGATTGCTTGCGTGTTTTACAAATTAAAGATTACAATTCAGATTACAAAATTGAAGGTAGAAAATTATTAATAGGCGAAAGCGCTGTTTATTTAATTTATCTAGCCATTGAAACGGATGTAAATCAATTAGATATTTTATTAAGAGAAACTATATCAGCAGCTCTAGCTCAAGATATTGCTTATGCCATAACTTCTAATTTACAAGTTACAAAACTTATGGCTGAAAAATACCAAGCTAAATTATCAGAGGCTAGACATACAGACGCTAGTGAAGGATATAATACAAATCCAGAGGTAGCACCAACAGACCAAATAATCACAGAAGATTTTATAACAAGTAGATACTAAATATGCCTAAACAACTTTTAAGCATACCCAGCTTTACGGCTGGGGAGCTTTCATCCTCTATGGAGGGTCGGACAGATTTTGCGAAGTATTTTAACGGAGCATCAAATATTGAGAATTTCGTTGTCATGCCACATGGTCCAGTAACAAGACGACCAGGCACATATTTTGTATCAGAAATTAAAACATCCGCTAATTCAACAAGATTAATTCCATTCACATTTTCAACTGAACAAACCTATGTCTTAGAGTTTGGTAATCAATATATAAGATTTTTTAAAGATAATGGTCAAATTACAGAAGGCGATAAAACTATTACTGCCATTACTAAAGCTAATCCAGCTGTAGTTACTTCAAGCTCCCATGGTTATTCTAACGGAGATTTTGTAAATATATCAGCTGTTGTTGGTATGACAGAAGTTAATGGTAAAACTTTTAAAGTTGCTGACAAAACTACTAACACTTTTGAACTGCAAGATGTAGATGGCACAGATATTAATTCATCTGCTTACACAACTTATGCTTCAGCGGGTACTGCTAATAGAATTTATCAAATCACAACTGAATATACTACAGCACAACTCTTTGATTTAAAATTCGCACAATCAGCGGATGTTATGTATATCTGCCACAACTCCCATGAAGTAATGAAACTTTCAAGAACAGATCATACTTCCTGGACATTAACAGAAGTAGATTTTGCTGAAACTGGACCCTATATGGATGTCAACACCACAACAACAACTATAACTCCAGCCTCTTCAGGAACTGGAACGAGTGTCAATTTTACAGCTAGTGCTATAGTTGGTATTAATGCTGGTACAGGATTTCAAACTACAGATGTTGGAAGAATTTTAAAATTTAATAGTGGAGAAGCAGTTATTACAGGAAGAACTAATACGACAGTTGTGGTTTGCACAATTACTAAAGCCTTTACAAATACCGATGCTACTGCAACTTGGCAACTTGGTTCTTTTTCTAACACTACAGGATTTCCCGCTTGCGTATCTTTCTTTGAACAAAGATTAGTATTTGCAGCAACATCCGATCAACCTCAAACCATGTTTTTCTCAAAATCTGGAGATTATGAAAATATGACTAGCGGCACATCAGATGATAATGCTATGGTTTATACCATTGCATCCAACCAGGTTAATGCAATTAAATCATTAAAAGCTACAAGAACTTTAATTTGCATGACAACGGGTGGCGAATATGCCGTTAGCTCTGGCTCCGCACAAGACGCAATCACTCCATCTAATATTAATATTAGAAAACAATCCAACTATGGTTCAGCGGGTGTGGATGCTTTATCAATTGGAAACGCTACAATATTTTTACAAAGAGCTAAAAGAAAAGTTAGAGAGCTTGCTTATAACTTTGATACCGATGGCTATGTTGCACCAGACTTAACAATTTTGGCGGATCATATAACAGAAACAGGCGTAGTGCAAATGGATTATCAACAAGAGCCTTATTCTGTTGTTTGGGGAGCAAGAACAGATGGAGTATTAGCTGGTTTAACTTATAATAGATTAGAGAATGTCGTTGCCTGGCACAGACACATTGTAGGTGGAAAATCAGATACAACTAAAAATATTATTCATCAACAAATTTCTTTTACATCCAATACAACAGTTGTTAATACAACTAACAATACAATAACTTTATCATCACACGGATTATCTACAGGAGATCCTATTTATTATTATGCAGCCAGTAATGCTATTGG